AACACCGAGGTCTGGGTAGAACAATTTAGTTCCATACAGAACTTCGATAAGAACGTCAGCACCTGATTTGGTTTCTTCTACAGTCAGAGTGTAGTTTACTCTGTTCATAGGCTCGAAACCAGCAGCTCTACGCACACCACCGTTACCAGAATCGATAGACTGCATAACTGCAGTTACGAGGCTGATTGCACGTGGATCGTAGAAGAACTCGTTAGTTCCTGTAGATGCCAATGGCACTGCGTTGATTGTAGCGTTGTTCAGAACAGCTTTGCGTAATGGCTCTTTAACAGTCAATACAGTTGCTGTTTGAGAAGCTACAGTGTAGAAATCGTCTGTGCTATCTGCAGATCCGAAGTAGATTACATCGCCTTCAGAAAGAGAGATTGTAGCATCGGAAGCTGATCCGTTGTCGATTGTGATCGTTGTAGCACCAGCAGCAGCGTTAGCAGCAACAACAGCATCAGTTACAGTAGCAGCAGTGTGGCTTGAGCCAAGGTTGTCAACATAGAAGTCGAAACCGAAGGCTGTGCCCATGCTTCCTGTAAGCTGGATGTCAGCAGAACCACGTGTGTTTGCTTGGTGGAACAAGTTCAATCCAAGAAGGTCAGCTTCTGCATCTGGAGAAAGAACAGCGATTGCTCCGTCATTCCAGTTTTTGCGTGCTTTGAGGATTCTGCGTGCTTCACGAAGGTCAGCATCGTCAAGGATAGTTGCATTTCCGTTGATGTCAGCGAAAGATGCTTCGAACTTGAGAGCTTCTGCTTTGATGTCTTGGTTGATCACATCGATCAAAGAGTGCAAGCGAGGTACGAAGTGTTGTTGCACAAGGTCAGGAAGAGCGAAACGCTGATCTGCTTTGTCGATAGAGAATTGTAGATACTTGTGCTTGTTCATTGTCAGGGTGAACTCATCAGCATCTGGAGTTGTGTAGCTGGCGTAGTTTCCTGTATAATCAACAACATCTGATACAGATGTTTTTGCTGCACGAGTGATGTTTACGGATTTGTTACGAGCTGAAACAAGTCCTTCAACATCTGCACCTGCTACGTTAGTAACAGATTGTGAAACCATTGGACGTGAAGGGAATTGGTTCGCAAGGAACACTTCCACCCATGCTTCTGGTTCGTAGATAGAGAAGTTGGAGTTAATTGCCATTGTCTTATGTAGATTTAGACGTTAAATGATGTGGCCACACTTTGTGACCGCAAGTTCTTTGGTTTAAGGTCTGTTCGACCGCAATGGCAATTAGGGTATTGCCAAACCGATGGTTAGTCAGCCCAACCGACTCCTTGCGTTACCGCAATATTGAAGAGCTCTCCTGCTTTGGCTTGCGATTCTGCATTGCCTTTTAGTAAAGCGCGAAACTCTGCTCTGCTGGGCTTAGTAGAAGCTTGACCACTACCTGATGATCCGCCTGTTCCTTGTACACGCTGTTGAATGTATTTATTCTCACGTGCAAAGTCACGAATGACGGCTGCAACAGATTTGCGGTTACCCTCCTGATCGAGCACTGGCGTGCCGTTTCGAGTAGGGAAGAATTGTCCATCACGCTCTTCTATATCATATTCCATATAAAAGAGGTTCTTGAGATGATCACCTTTAAGCGATAAATTCCCTTCAGCTGATAGCGAAGAAATCGCTTGATCCATCGTAGCATCCAGTTTAGTCTCATAGACAAAAGCAGCGTAATTATCCTCTGCTTCTTGAGCCTTTCTGTTTGCATCTTCGAGCATCTTACGAAGTTCATCTACCTCACTTGCATTTTCCTTTTTAGGGGATAGCTTTTGAGATAGTGCACCGATGACATCTTCTATGCTTTCTACCTGATCAATACCTAAAGAACTGGAGAACTTGTTTAACAAGTCCTTCTCTGCTTTGCTTTTACCCTCATTGTAGCCCTTCGAGAATATCTTACTCGTGTCTACTTCAGGTTGTTGTTGCTGTTCTTGTGGAGTAGCAACGTCCTCCTGTGGAGCGTTTTGGGTCTGCTCTACGACCTGATCTTGTTCAGACATTAGTTAACTTACTAATTATGATGGTATGGAATCAATACTGCTTTCCATGCTTGAATCTTCCTCCATGTCATCCTCGATGTCATCTAATGAACGACCAAGGTATTCCATTGCTTCAGAGGAAAGTAATTCTGGCTGCGCCTTCATTGCCAATCGTGTTCTGTCTACAATGTTTTGTAGTGCAGATAGATCCGCTGGTTTCTGTGGCATGCCAAGCTGTTCAATTTCTTCCATGATCTGATCTTTGATCTCTGATGGAGCGCTACGCTTACGCAAGTATTCGTGAACTTGATACTTGTACAAGCCGTGATTCGTTACACCATATTGAGCACCCTCTACAAGGTCATTCCAGATCTCATCAGCACTTGACAAGTCATAATGCTTGGAGTAGTTGACGAAGAATTCGCTTGGATCTTCTCCACGAATCATCGCCTGTAGTTTGAGCTGATCATTCTCTATATCTTCCATGTCCATTGCAGTCTGGGCCAGTAGTCCCTGCTCTTCTACGTTGTCGAACCTTTTGGCCGAGCCGCTGACATTGGATTTGACCACGCTCTTATCACGAACACTGGCCAATAGGAAGATTAAACTCATTAAGTCTCTGAAAATGACTTCACGAAGGTGCTGAAGTCCTTCCATGCTCGCCTGATGAAATAGGGTGCTTGGAACCTCCATATCATCAGGGTAAACAATACACATACCAACAGCTTCTTTAATGTCATTCGCATTGTACTTATCGTCTTGCTGAATGCCTGATAATGCTTTTGCAATGCTTTCACTATAGACTGGTATTGGGTGTGCAAAAAGTTCTGATCCTTTCTGTAGGTCGTAGAATAATTCAGATGCAGCCAGATACAATCCTTTTAGGCTGTAGCGTCTTGGCTTACCTACGACAAATGAAGTGTTAGCATCGACAGCACCTCGAAGAAGGGTGGCTGGGACACGTCCAAACGGATTCTCCATATCGGTAATCAGTTCTTTCGCTCCCACGCCTGCTACGCCTTCCTGATGGTAGACCTGTATACGGTCTGGGGTGAATACTCTCCACTTGGTGTGCTGCTTGCGGTCAACTGTCCAATAACGTTGCTTGGTGATCAGTAGGACAAGCTGACCTTGCTTATAATCAAAATTGTATAACTCGTGAGGACGAACCACATAGGAATAAGGAATGACCATACCATTTCCATCGAGTATGGTTTGTCCGTTATCGTCCATCATAATGTCGGTGATGACTGCGCCAAAGCCCAGCACCTCTTTTACGAAGAGGACTTTATCACGATAAAATTCTGTGATGTTGGCTCCAGCATCATCATAGTGCATCTCTTTGGATAGCCAGAATGAGATATTATCGTCACAATAGGTTCTATTGACGTTATTCTCATCATAGATGCGCTGCTGGGCTGATAGGAACTTGCTCTCTAATGGGAACAAGCGCATACGCTCGAGTTTTTCCTGATATTCATCATTAGACTCGATAGAGGACTGCTTGATGATATACGATTTGTCAGAGAAAATGTTTCGGTCAGGAACCAAGAACTCATCATATTCTGATTGATACCATGAGTTCATTACCTTGCTACGGTTGACCGTAATGTCGTAATAGGCATGTGCGATCTCTTGATCCAGCACACGCTTTACCATTTCTTGGTCAACGGAAAACCGTCCTCGTAAGTCAATCATCGTCTTGCTTTTCCTCTTGCTTTTCTTGCTTTATCCAGAGCGATAGCAATAGCTTGATCTCTGCTGTAGCCCTCTTTTATGAGTTGTCGGATATTGGCAGAGATCGTTGCCTGTGAAGAACCAATTTTAAGTGGCATTGCGAACCTTTCTGGCAACCGCCTTGGAATAGGAAGCACGCTGCTTTCCTTTTGCACTTGCCTGTCTTTTCTTCTTATTCTCTTGAGCCTTTTGATATGGAGTCAAACTTTCCCTCACGCTCTTGGGTAGGTATCTACCACGTTTTGATTTCGGTTTATCCTTATCCTTTGGATTGATGTAATCCCAATCCTCATTTGACCAACTACGAAGCGATCTCTGCGAAGGTTTTAGCATTAGTTCGTATAGCCCCCACCTGCAGCTTCGTATTCCCTTGCCAATAACTGAGCTTTGCGAGCTGACCACTGGCCTGCTCTGCCACCTCTTGTGCCACGTAAGATCTTACGAAACAATCTCTTACGCATTTCAGGCTTGTCGTAATTACCAGCTTCGTTTACTCTTGATTCTGCCATTAGCAGTCCCACGCTCTACGGCTCCAATAATTGGCGCTCAATTTATTTCCTGCTCCCTTGATCCCACCGCTACGTGCACAATAAGACTTCTTGCGTGCAGGGATATTTTTCTTTATCTTTAGATTCGGATCGCCAAAGTGAATCAAACGCACTTGGCTTCCACTCTTTGCCAATACCATCATGGTCTTATCCTCACGAGGAGACCTGCGTGGCTTATTGTACCCTGAAAAGGTGTACTCACCATACTTGATTCGTCCAGATGGTAGTCGTATAGGCTTTGGCATGATCGTAGAAAATAAGTATTGATTGCGCCTCAAATCAATACTCTTTTAGAGCCTATTGGTTACAATCTTGTTTACGGTTTTATGTAGATCTGATATGGCTTCTTTGACTTCATCCTCCATCTGGTAATCCTCTCTATAGGATGCCAGTAGAACATTTGCACCTTTGATCAGGTCAATATCTTTTGTCGGATACATCATACGCCCAGAGTGCTCTACCAAAATATCCTGATCCAGATACACATTGATGCCAAGCTCACGTGCTTTCTTACAGAAGTAGTAGTCCTCTGATAGGTAGTAGCCATTTTCCTCATCTACACCTACGCCAAAGAAATCATAATAGTTCTCACTTGGTCGCTCGTGGCTATATGGCTTGTATTTACGCTCTGGAAAGGCTTCCTTCATCTTCTCAAATACATCCCTGCGAATCATCATAAAGCCTGTGCCAATCTCACGCATGAGCGTAAGATTACCTTCATCGCCAATCTTGTTATTGCAGACAGGCGTATATGGTAACTTCTTCTTGAGATATACACCACCAACGATACCTTTGTCGTGTGAGCGTAGTCTTTCGAGTTGCCACCTGCTGAAATGGATGTCAGAGTCGATAAACATCAAATAGTCCACATCAGGCATGTCCAAGAACGCAGCAACTGTCGCGTTTCTTGCGCGAGTTACCAGACTGTCTCCATTGTAGTAATGAATCTTCTTAACAGGGGAGTTGCGGTCATAGAGAGCCAGATACAACTCTTGAGCGATGCCAATCTCTGTCTTGCCATCATAAGAAGGGAAGCCGATCAGAACATCCTTCTTTACTTGTGGTAGTGGTTTAGTTGGTTTGTTTTTCATCGCATATCTCCTTAAAGAATTGAATTAAGCGTTCTGGTGATCTGTAATAGGT